GTGACATGGGCAAACGGGAAATAATCCTGCCGTATTCGCCAAGGGACGCATTTATGCCGTTCCACAACCGCACGACCCGCTGGTCATGTTTGGTTGCACACCGAAGGGCCGGTAAGACTGTGGCGGCAATCAATGATGTGATTAAGCGGGCGATAACAGAAGGCAACCGCAGCGCCCAATATGCTTACATTGCCCCGTTCCGCAGCCAGGCTAAGCGTGTGGCATGGGACTACCTCAAGTATTACGCCGCACCAATCACCAGTTCAAGCAATGAATCCGACCTGATGGTGGAACTGATCAACGGCGCAAAGATCATGCTGTTTGGCGGGGACAATGCTGATGCCATGCGCGGAATGGGTTTCAATGGGGTCTATCTTGACGAATACGGCGACTTCCGGCCTAGCGTTTGGGGCAATGTAATCCGGCCTACGCTGTCCGATCGGCTGGGTTGGGCGGTATTTGGCGGCACTCCAAAGGGTAAAAACCAGTTTCACGACATCTACAAAGTAAGCCAAGCAACGCCCGATTGGTTTCTGTTGCGCTTACCAGCCTCTGTAAGCAAAATATTGCTTGACTCAGAATTAAATGCAGCACGGGCGCAATTAAGCCAAGATCAGTTTGATCAAGAATACGAATGCAGCTTTGATGCTGCAATCATGGGCGCTTTCTATGGGCAAGAGATGCGCTTGGCACAGGACGAAGGCCGGATCAGGGAATTGCCGTTTGATCCTGATGCGCCGGTTTACAGCGCCTGGGACTTAGGCTATCGGGACGATACCGCCATTTGGTTCTATCAAGTGATCCGAGGCGAGATCAGGGTCATGGACTATTACGCCGTCAGCGGCGCAGGCATTGAGGACATAGCCCAAGTGGTTATCGACAAGGGCTATCGGTACACCAAGCACTACCTACCGCATGACGCACGGGCAAAAACGCTGGCATCGGGCGGCAAATCCATTGTGGAACAGCTTGCGGCCCACCTTGGCGGTATGAGCAAACTGGCAATCGTGCCTGAGATTGGCATCCAAGACGGCATCCAAGCGGTCAGGATGGTGCTGCCACGGTGCTATTTCGACCCAAGCTGTGAGGAAGGGCTGGAGGCGCTGCGCCAATATCAGCGGGAATACGACGAAGACAAAAAGGCATTTCGACAAAATCCCCGCCATGATTGGTGCTCACATCCTGCGGATGCCTTTAGAATGTTAGCCGTGGCCTACCGGCAAGAGGCTAGAGATCAAACGCCGCCCAAGGGCAAGACCCTGCAAACCATCACATTGGATGAATTGTGGGAATATGACACGCAACGACATCGTGGAGAACGCATATGAGCCAACCAGTAGCAGAAGTAGGTGGATACAAGAACATCACAGCAACCGGCGCAGTAACGCCTGGCCCATGCCAACTGATTGGCTTTTACGTCAACAACACAACCATCGGCACTTTGGTGCTACGTAATGGCGGCTCCGGCGGCGAAGTAATGTCGGGCACAATTACACCCGCCATTGGGTTTCACCGATTCCCCGCCAATGTGGGCGTAAGCCTCTACGCTACGATTGGTGGCAGCGCATTGGACGTAACATTCTTCTTTGCTGCGGGTAGCTGATGGCTTATCAAGAAATGGGCGCATACGAGGGCGATGACCCTGGCCCGTATTGGCACGATCAAATAGAGGCCGCGCAAAAGGTCTTTGAAAAGTGGGAAAAGCGCGGTCATAAGATCATCAAGCGATATCGGGATGAACGCGATGCGGTAGAAATGCCCCGTGTGCGCTACAACATCCTGTGGTCAAACATCCAAGTGCTGTTTCCTGCGCTGTACGGTAGGCAGGCCAAGCCCGAAGTTTCCCGTCGATACATGGATCAAGACCCCGTAGGTCGGTTGGCATCCACGATGCTGGAACGGGTGATGGAGTACGAAACCCTCCAATTTGGCGATTTTGACCAAGCTATGCGCGGCGTGGTGGAAGATCGATTGCTGCCTGGGCGCGGCACGGCATGGATTCGTTATGAGCCGGTAATTGTCAATGAACAGCCCGAAGTAAGCGAGGCCGCTGTTGATGTAGAAGAGCCAGGCGAGGCTCAGATTTACAACAGCCAAGAAGAGCCGACAGAGCGCATTGATGCGGCGCACAGCCCAATTGATTACGTCTATTGGACAGACTTTTTGCATAGCCCAGCCCGCACATGGGACGAAGTTTGGTGGGTGGCCCGCGCCGTCTACATGACCAAAGACGAAGGCATTGAGCGTTTTGGCGATGTGTTTAAGAACGTGGGCCTAGACAGCAGCAACACGGACATGGATGCTAAAAATCCAATGACCGCCCGCAACACCTACGACAAAAAAGCCAAGGTGTTTGAGATTTGGAACAAGCGCACCGGTAAGGTTTGCTGGGTTGCCAAAGGTTATCCACAGGCGCTAGATGAGCGCGATGACCCGCTGGAACTGGAAGAATTCTTCCCCTGCCCGCGCCCGCTAATGGCGACCACGACCACAGGGACAATGATCCCCGTGCCGGATTATGCTGAGTACGAAGACCAAGCGCAGGAATTGGACAACCTAACCCAGCGCATCTACTTGCTGACCAAAGCCTGTAAAGCGGTTGGTGTGTTCAATGCCGAATTCAAGGAATTGGGCCGTTTGTTTACCGAAGGCGTGGACAACAAGCTATTCCCCGTAACCGCATGGGCGGCAATGAGCGAAAAAGGCGGCTTGAAGGGCGCTATCGACATGATGGACACCACAACCATCATTGTCACCTTGCGCGAACTGTATTCCGCACGGGAACAAGTCAAGCAAGCCATCTACGAAATCATGGGCATTTCGGACATCCTGCGCGGTGCATCCAAAGCCCAAGAAACCCTTGGCGCACAGCAGCTAAAGGCGAACTTTGGCAGCTTGCGGATGCGTAGCAGCCAAGGCGATGTGGCGCGGTTTGCGTCTGACATCTTCAAGCTAAAAGCGCAAGTTATCTGCAAGTTTTACCCGCCTGAGTTGATTGTGCAGATGTCCGGCGTGATGGACACACCCGATGGGCAAAACCCGCAATTGCTGCAAGCCGCTGTGCAAATGCTGTCCAACAGCACCATCCGCGACTTCCACATTGCGGTTGAGGCCGACAGCTTGGCGCAAATTGACGAACAAGCAGAGAAACAAGGCGCACAAGAGGCCATCCAAGCCATTGGACTGTTCTTGCGTGAGGCAATCCCCATGATCAGCCAAGCGCCCGAAACCCTGCCGATGGCCTCTGAAATGCTGTTGTTCTTGGTGCGCCGGTTCCGCGCCGGTCGCGGGTTGGAAAGCGCAGTCGAACGCGCCATGAAAGCCTTGGAAGAAAAGGCGGCAATGGCTAAACAACAGCAGCCTGGCCCATCACCGGAAATGCTGCAATTGCAATCTGACCAACAAGCAGAACAGATGAAGATGCAAGCGCAAGCGCAAACCGAGCAAATGAAGATGCAAGCGCAGGCGCAGATTGAGCAAGGCAAGGCACAGCTTGAAATGCAGATGCATCAAGCCAAGGTGCAGGCTGAGATGCAATTGGCGCAGATGAAGGCCGATTTTGAGACTGCTAAACAAAATAACGAATTGCAAGTAAAAGCCCGTGAAATGGCTGGTAAAGAAGAACTTGAACGATGGAAAGCAGAATTGGATGCAAATACCAAAATTACGGTTGCACAAATTGGAAAATTAGAAAATTCTGAAAATGTAAACAACACAATTTTGCAATCAATGGAAAAAATTGCAGAGATTCAAAATCAAATGGTAGGTTTACATAATGAAGCTGTGCAAAATATTGACTTTGCCATGCAAAAATTTAACGCTCCTAAACGGGTTGTTCGCGGCCCTGATGGATTGATTATTGGTTTGGAGGTTGCCCAATGAGTTTAATTCTTGGGGATCGGATTAGACAAACATCCACAACAACGGGATCAGGCACATTAACTTTAGATGGGTCGGTTACTGGTTTTCAATCATTCAGCGTAATAGGCGATGGAAACACCACTTATTACACAATTGCGTTAGATTCTCAATGGGAAGTAGGCATTGGGACGTATTCAGCAGGCACATTGTCCCGTGATACGGTTCTTTCATCTAGCACTGGCAGCAAAATTGTTTTTGGCGCAGGCACAAAAGATGTGTTTGTGTCCTATCCCGCAGAAAAATCAGTAAATCAAGACGCAAATAACCGTGTTTTGATACCTTATACATCAGGCGTGACTGATGTGGGGTCTTTAAATGTAGGAAACGCAACATCACACACCGATTCCGGCGTAATTGCAGGATTTACCGCAAGTGAGCCGCTTTATTTGTATACCAGCCTACAAAACACAAGCACAGCCAACACATCATATGCAAGCTATGCGGTCAACGATGGCGGGCACACGGCATATGCTGAATTAGGAATAAATAACTCAACTTATAGCTATACGGCTGCGGGATTTCCAAATAATGGATTTTCAACACCATTGGCAAGTTTTGTTGAATCATATGGTGGCCCATTGGTTATAGGCAGTTGGGACAATCAAAAAATTAGTTTTATTGTCAATGGCGCTGTTAACACGACAGATGCAATAACCATTAACACTAATGGATCAATTGCATTTAACGGGCAAGTTGGAACTGCTGGTCAAGTTTTGCAAAGCAATGCAACAAGCGCCCCAACTTGGGTAAACGCTGGAACAGGTTCAGGCACGGTGACTTCAGTTAACGCAACCGTACCAGCATTTTTATCTGTTACAGGCGGGCCAATCACTACAACTGGAACACTGGCAATAAGCTACTCAGGCACAGCGCTGCCAATTGCTAATGGCGGTACTGGGGCAACCACACAACAAGATGCTATCAATGCTTTGGCGGGAAGCGTTCAAAATTCACGTTTTTTAGCAGGCAATGGCACAAATGTGACTATGCGAGCAATTGCGGTAGTTGATGTCCCTACGCTTAATCAAAACACCACAGGCACTGCCGCAAACGTCACAGGAACAGTAGCAATTGCAAACGGTGGAACTGGACAGACCACCGCTAGTGCTGCATTTAATGCTTTATCGCCAATCACGACAACAGGCGATTTAATTCTTGGCAATGGCACAAATAGCGCCACCCGCTTGGGCATTGGTGCTAACGGCTATGTGTTGACATCTAACGGCACGACAGCATCTTGGGCCGCTGGCGGCGGTGGCAGTTCAACATCTATTGCTAACGGTACATCAAATGTATCTATAGCTACATCAAATGGCGCGGTTACTGTTGCTACCAATGGGGCTACAGCAATTACTGTAGACACAAACCAAAACGCTACGTTCAACAGTACGGGCGCTTTGACTTTGCCTACAGGAACTACGGCGCAACAACCTACACCAGTGCTTGGGATGACCCGTTTTAATACGACAACTTCATATCCCGAGTTGTATATGGGCAGGGGATGGGTCAAATTGGTTATTGAATATACTATTGACTACCTCGTAGTTGCTGGTGGTGGTGGCGGAAACAATAATGATGGCGGCGGAGGCGGTGCTGGTGGATTTAGAAATGGAACAATTGTAGGCACATTTGGAACATATACAGTCACAGTTGGCGCTGGTGGCGCGGCTCAAACAAACCTTTCAAGTTACGGTAATTCTGGAAGTAATTCAGTCTTTTCAACCATTACATCCGCAGGCGGCGGTGGCGGCGGTTCTGGTCAATCTGGGGCTGTGGGTGATGGTGTTGCTGGCGGTTCTGGCGGCGGCGGCGGTAATAAAGCTGCTGCTGGTTCTGTAGGGGGCGCTGGTAACACACCAAGCACAAGCCCAGCACAAGGTTTTGCTGGTGGCACTGGAAGTGGTACTGGCCCATCTTATCCCGGTGGGGGTGGTGGCGGGGCTAGTGCAGTTGGTGCTAATGCTGTGCCATCTGGCGGCAATGGTGGCGCTGGTGGTGCTGGCTCTGCCAATCCAATTACAGGGTCAACTGCTGGTGAATTAAGTGGCGGAATTTATTATCTGGCTGGTGGTGGCGGTGGCGGTGTTGATAATTCCGCATCAGGCGGAGCAGGAGGTCTTGGAGGCGGAGGTACAGGAGGAAATCAAACCACTAACGCTACCAGTGGAACTGCTAATACGGGCGGCGGTGGCGGCTCATCTGGGCGTTTAAATGTAGGTGCAGGCGGCTCTGGCGTTGTAGTTATTTCTTCTTCAATTGCGGCGGCATCGACTACAGGTTCACCCACAGTAACCACAAACGGTGGAAAAACTATTTACACCTTTAACTCTTCTGGTTCAATCACTTTTTAAAAAACAAAAATGGCACATTTCGCACAAGTAGAAAACGGCATTGTCACACAAGTTATTGTTGCTGAACAGGATGTCATTGACTCCGGCTTGTTTGGTACAGGCTGGGTTCAAACCTCGTACAACACGTATGGCGGTCAGCACCCAGAAGGTCGTCCCTTGCGTAAAAACTATGCAAGCATTGGTTTTACTTATGACCATACTCTTGATGCGTTTATTCCACCAAAGCCATTTCCAAGCTGGACGTTAGTGGAAGACACTTGCCAATGGACAGCGCCTATTCCATATCCCAATGATGGAAAATTGTATTTATGGAATGAAAATACATTGTCTTGGATAACATAATTTTATGTTTGGATTTTCAGCTTTTGCTGCTCTTCCGTTTAATACAATCGACGGAGATATACCGCCACCGCCACCACCGCCAATAGATGTTTTATTAGGCGGGCACTTTGGGTTTGACGAAAAGAAGCGCGGCAAACAATGGGACGCTGACCGGCGGGCTGAAGGACAGCGCAAGCTAAAACTGCGCGAAGCCCTGTTTGGCCTACCGCCAGCAGAGCGCGAAAAAATAACCAGCGCACCGACTCAAGCCATAGAAATTGCCGCCCGCGACCCAATTGACTATGCCGCCATGATGGAAAAAGTAAGGCAGCTTGAATTTCGGATAAGATTGCAGCGTGATGAAGAAGAAATCGCACAACTGTTGGAAATGCTATGAAGAAAGAAACATGGGTTTTTCCGAGTGACGGCTCCGAGCCGTATGAGAAAAGCAAAGGGTCGCCCGCCGACCGCATGATGATTTTTGGCGACATTGAGCCTTTTCGGTCGCCGGATGGACAGATGATCATGGGCCGCGCACAATGGCGCGAACATTTGAAGGCCACCGATTCCATCGAGATGGGCCATTCGGATGTCAAATACGCCCAAGCGCAGTGGGCAAAGAAAAAAGAAGCCCACACCGCCCGTTTGCGTGGACAAGTGGCGCGGGTGCAAGAATTTGACCGCCCAGGCGCACCTATTGCTCCGACTCAGCGCAGCAACTTGAACGTGGAGATGGCAAATCGGCTGCACAACCGACCGCCGCCCGAACGCAAGGAAATGATCAAAATGACCCTCGACCAAATGAAAAGGATGAAATGATGGAAAACGAAGTTGTCGCAC